CCACCTGAAACTCGTCGAAGCCAAGCTGAGCATCGACATCAGGCAGAACCCCGTAAACTACGGGATCACCAAAACCACTGAGGACACAATCAAAGCGTTGATCCTCACACAGCCCGACTACATTGAAGCCCAGGCGGCAGTAGTCGCGGCTAAGTCCAAGTTGTCGGAGACTCGCGCCGTTTGCGATGCTCTCGACGCGAAGCGTTCGAGCTTGAAGTACCTGACCGAACTGTCGATCTCCGGGTTCCTCGGATCGACCCCAATCCAACCGAAGGGAGTTAAGAGCTAACATGGCGTTGTCATCGAAGAAAACCAGAGAAGAAGCGGCCAAAGGCCCTGCTGGCAGGATTCTCCGAATCCCGCAAGGCATCAAGACCCTCAAGGTCGACAAAGCAGGCACGTTCAAGATGGTCATCTTGCCGTACACTGTGCCAGCGGGTGCAAAGCACCCGGTGGCGAAGGACGGCGATTTGCACTACGCCCGAGACTACTTCGTTCACAACAAACTCGGTTCGGACGGTAAGGGGTATGCGATCTGCCCGAGGTTGACCAAGGGCGGAAAGTGCCCAATTTGCGACGGCATCCAGGCTGCCATTGCAGCCGGGGAGTTGACCAAGGAAAAGGCCAAGGATTACTATGCCAAGCAACGCACACTGTACACAGTGTGGTTGCCTGAGCAGAACCAAGTCGTGCTGTTCGATCACAGCTACCACCTGTTCTCGAAACAGTTGAACACGACCGTCTCGGCCAAGGTCGCGATCCCAGGTCGCGAGTGGATTGACTTCTTCGCCGATCCGGCTGAGGGGGCGTTCATTTACGTCACCTTCGCTGAAAAGCCGATGCCTAGCGGGAAGTGTTACGAGGCCGTCTCGTTCGATTTCGACCGACACGGCGGCGTTCCCGAGGCGATCTTGGCCCAAGCCTTGCAACTCGATAACCTGCTGGTTATCGAGAGTGCAGAGACTTTGCGAGCCAAGTTTTACGACGAAGATGCGGACGACGCTTCGGTGTCCGAGGACACCGAAGTGGTGGCTACGGTTTCGGCGGTGGTGCAACCACCGCCAACGCCGAAACCTTTGGATATTCCGAAGCCGACTGCCCCTGAGCCTAAGGTGCAAAGGCCGGTCGTCACGACGACCTTGCCTCCTGCTGCCTCGGCTCTTGCGGTATCGGTCCCTGCCGTCTTGGCTCCTGCGGCTCCTTGGCCTGCCAAGGGTGACGTGGCTTACCACGTCACCTTAGGGAAAGTCACGATCCACAAGAACACCAACGGGGCAATCAGCGTCTTTGACAAAAACGATGACCCACACAAGGTCAACTTGAAGGATCTGTCGCGAGAGCCGCAGGCTCAAGCGACAGGGACCACGCCCGAAGTCGCACCAGAACCAGCACCAGCCTCCGCTGGTTCTGGTTCCGACGAGGCGTGGGATTCGGAATGGCCCGATCAGTGATCGGGCCTGAGGGTCGGCGGTTGCAATCTGACACTACTAAGGGTTGCCTAAGTCGCGGAAAGAATATCGGTGGTAAATACCGACGGACCAAAGCAGGTAGCCAATCCTGCCCGATCCTTTGAAGTGGTTCCTGGTTGGTCGACAGACCTACCCCGAAAGGGAGAAAAAAAGACCACTCGGTTGCTTAGCAGGATAGGCAACCGCTGCCAGCTACGGCATCGTGTTCACCCAACAATAACGCATGGTTTGTGGGGAAATAGTAGCGACAGTGCGTGACAGCCAGAGAGAAGGCGAGGGTCGGCGGCGTGGTGGCGACACGTGTGAGGCAACAGCGAATCGAGTTCTGAGGACTGGCCGACGACGGAGCATTGCGACTCCGAGGCGGGTTTGAATCCCGCCCGATCCTTTGCCAGTCGCACGAAAGACGTGCGAGGCAGTTCAGTTGATGGTTTTTTACGAAAGGCTTGAGTTATGGGTTGGAAGCAGTACAAACGTAAAGGGTTGTCGGAAATGCGCCCGTATGTTGCGGGCGAGGACGTTTCGGGCGTCAGCATATCCGAGACGGACAAGGCAGCAGGTAGCCCCAAGGAAGGCGACATGATTGCACGAAACCCAAAGAACCACGGCGATCAATGGTTGGTCGCGCAGAAGTATTTCGAGGACAACCTAGAGCCAGCGTAGTTTCTGGCGATGCTAGACACAGGCGGCAACTGCCTTACTGCCAACGGCGGCGAAGTTGCGAGGGTCGGCGGCGTGGTTGGAACATCGAGTATCCCACGCCAAGCGGGTAACCAAACCCGCCTGATCCTTTTGTCGGGACTTGTAAACAAGTCCCGACGTTTGCAGTACAATACAGTTTTGGTTTTTCAGCAACTAGGCAACAGGAGAGATACCATGCCATCGAAGTCAGGAACGTACAAGTCAACCGTCCCCAAGGAAAAGAAGGGGGCGAAGGGAACCAAGCCTCCGAAGCAGCCTCCGGCTGCTCCGAAGAAGGGTGGCATGACCAAAGGAAAATAGAGGTTGATTGCCTCGCGGCTCTCTCCACTTGAAGCCGCAAAACAACGGCGACCGGTGTGTGCCTGGGTTTCTTGGTGTAATCTATCTATCCGCCAACTAAACTCTAACGCCCGGTCAGGCAGCGGATTTTAACAACCTCATTTCTGTGTGCCTGACAAATACACCACCCACCGCTGGTCTGAGCGGTGGGTGGTTTTTTCATGTCTTTACAAGGGCTAAACGATGACGACAACGATTTACGTAGACTGCGATATGGTGCTGGCGGATTGGGTCAAACAGATCCACTACTGGGCGGACAAACCCCTCAAGCCTTGGAAGGCTTGGGATGGGTTTGCCGAGCATGGGATTACTCAGGCAGACCTCGACGACGCAATGTCGTTCGTCTCGTTCTGGGACTCGATGACTCGACTCCCAGGGGCCAAGAGGCTATGGGCCGAAGTCTGCGATCTCGCAGACTCGGCATACGTTTGCACTCGACCATTCCCAGACCCCAATTGCCTATACGGCAGAGCCGTATGGCTCAAGAGGGAAATGGACATCGAGATTCGGCAAACGATCTTCATGCACGACAAGTACGAACTGGCTCGCCCAGGGGCGATCCTGATCGACGACAATGTCGAGAATTGTCGGCTTTTTCGGGAGAAAGGGGGTGACGCAATCTTGTACCCGCAATCGTACAACGGTACGATTGCGGTGGAGGACAAAACACAGTACGTCCTCGACCGTCTCAAGATCATTATGGAGCGTACCGATGCCTAAGAAAAAGCCACTCGAAGTCCTACAAGACGCAGCCACCCCCAAGCGAAAGGAACAGAAGTTTCTTTCGCTTGGATGCCCCCTGCTGAACCTCGCCGTCTCCGGCGATTGGCAGAAGGGGATCATGGCCGGAACCTACGTGTTCTACGTTGGCGATTCGTCCAGCGGCAAGACGCTGGCGACGTTGACGTTGTTGGCCGAAGCGGCCAACAACCCTGAGTTCGACGACTACGAGCTATGGCATATCGATGCCGAAGTGGGCAACCACTTCGACTTCGAGAAGTTCTTCGGGTCGAAAGCCGCGAAGCGGATTCAGGTGCGTAGGCCCTTGCCGGGGAAGCCGATGCTATTGGAGGAAGTCTACGATTGGTTGGAGTCTTTGACCAAGGCTGGGAAGAAGTACGTCGCAGTGATCGACTCGATGGACTCTCTTTCTACGGAAGCCAAGGAGAAGCAAATCGCAGAGAATGCCAAACTACGAGCCGAAGGCAAGGACACCAAAGGTAGCTACGGCGATGCCAAAGCTAAGCTGAATAGTCAATACTTGTCGCGAGCCATAGCGCAGATCGCTGACTCAGGCTCCATTCTTTTGACCATTTCACAGACTCGGGACAACATCAACGCAAGCCCCTACGAACCTCAACAAACGCGAGGGGGCGGCCACGCGATGAAGTTCAACGGCTCTGTTGAAATCTGGACATATCCGGGAAGTGCCATGACGAAAGAAATCAATGGCATCAAACGGAATATCGGGATGATCCCGATATTCAAGGTGGAGAAGAACCGAGTGAACGGCAGGAAGCGAGTCGTTCGCATCCCGATTATGCCGGATTTCGGCATTGATGCCACGGGAGCCGCCGTCGACTTCTTGGTGACGGAGAAAGCGTGGGCAGCCGACAACGGTAGGATCACTTCCACCCTGTACGACAAGACCTACAACCGCGAGCAATTGATTCGCAAGATCGAGGACGATGGCCGCGAACAAGAGTTGTTCGCGGCAATGCAGGCGTGTTGGGACTCTATCGAGTCCCAACTGACAGTAACCCGTAAGAAAAGGTACGAATAAAATGGACGAACTGATTGAGCAGATCCGATCTGCGGCTCTGAACGTAGAGCAAAAAGTGCTGTCAGGGGATGCCCTGACAGCCGACGAAAAGACTGAGGTTTTGGTCAAGGTCAAGACTGATCTCGCAAACCTGCGAGATCAGTTGCATGAAATCGGCCACAAGCTCGAAGGCATTGCAGTTATCCGCAATGTCTTGAGAGAAGCTCGGAGGCAACAGTGACCGGAGTGCCATACAAATTAACCGACGAGCATCGTAAGATGCTCGGTCGGTTCGTAGCCCGAGTTGTCGAGTTTCTCGAAGCTGGGATTGACTACTCTGGGGGTGAATCCTATGAGATTCACCCACGATGCCTATTAGGCATGGCCGTAAAGGTCACCTTGCGTCTGGCAGCATCGGATGGGAATGTGTACAAGTTAGACACCTTCTTCGACATGGAACCTTGCACTAGCAACGAACACAGAATGGAACTGTTTATTCGTACCACGCTCACAGAAGCCTTACGTCGCTTTAGGAAGCGACCGCTCCCTAAACCAGAAGTGGAGGCCCCATGACCGCCGATGCTCGCTACGCGATCATCGACGTAAGCAACCTCGCTTACGCTCGATGGCATACCATCCCGCCACAGTTCTGGCGGGATGACCCCGGCACGCTGTTCAAGGCGTTGCATCAGTCCTGCAACAAGTTGCAGGACGATTTATGCGTGGACACGCTGATCTTTTGCTTCGATGGCGGATACGACTATCGAAAGCAGATCGACCCTGCCTACAAGCAACCTCGCAAAGAAGCGAGGTTGCAGGCTCCTGAGGACGAGAAAGAACTCCGACAGATCTTGTACGACCAGATGGCAGCGTTCCGAGAGATCCACTTGCCGACCATCGGGGCCAACAACATCTTCTGGGCCAAAGGATTCGAGGCCGACGATTTGATCGCTTCGTGCGTCAAGCACCTTCCGAATGCTCGGAAGGTGTACATCGTCAGCAACGACGAGGATCTCTACCAGATGATCGAGGGCAGCCGGGTGGTAGTCTACCGCCCGGCTTCCAAAACGGTTGTCAATGAGGAGGATTTCCGAAGGAAACACTCCGAGATGCCACCATGCCTTTACGCTTCGGCAAAGGCATGGGCAGGCTGTTCGTCCGACAATGTTGTCGGACTGACAGGCATTGGTATGGCGAAGGCGGCAAAATTTTTAATGGGAAAAGGGAAACCTGAGTTCCGAAAACGCTTCACTGACCACGTAGAAGTGTATAACAAGAACATCCAGCTTACGAAGCTCCCCGCTCCGGGGACTCCCGAGTGTCGACCTGTTCCACAGGTCGACGCTTTGAACTGGGCGATGATGGGCCGAGTATTCGACAGCGTAGCACAACGAACACCGAAAGGCATCAAGAAATGAGCATTCGACTCACCCGACGACAGTGGATAGACTCCAACAAGAAGCCGGAAGATTTGCGTTCTCCTGAGGAACGCAAAGCCTCCAAGAAGAACAACCCAACCACTCAAGCGAGGAAAGCCCCCCGACAAGTTCGCTTCCGCGAACTTGTCCAAGCCGTCGAACAGCAGTGGGACGGCCATGAGGTCATCAAAGACAAGCGAGTGCTGGAAGCAGTCGCGAGGCGAGCCAGCTTGTGGAGTGTAGAGCAGGCTCGCGCAGCGAGCCTGTGGAACCAGCGACTCAGCAACAAGGGGGAATCGGAATAATGGAAAACACCGACACTCCAACACTCGGTAAGCTCATCGGGGCGGCAGATGCCAAGGCGTCTGCGCACATTGAGACGCTCGGCTACTTGGCTTTTGTTACGGGCAGTAAGGCTCTTGGAAGTTCAGGCCCCGAATCCGATGTTGATCTGGTCGTCGTTACCGATCCGACCACAAGCGATGCCCTCACGCAAATATCGGACCAAGGTACATTGCCCTGCCGATTCGGCGGGGCCTGTGGCTTGAACCTGATCTTTTGCTACGATGCTATTGAGTATCACATGTGGCTGACGGCTTTGTTCACTTGCACCTGCTTGCAGGCGGCCTATGGCCGTCTGCTGACGAAAGACGAACGTAAGGAAGTCCACGTTTTGGTTGCCGAATACTTCGACAAGCCGAACTACTTCAACGACCGCCCCATTTCTCAAGTACCTAGCGAAGTCGAATAATGGACAGTAAGGAACCCACGACGGATGCCGTCGTATTGTTCTTGGAGCGAGAGATTGCCCAAGTTGAAAATTCTCGGTACGGGGAGGAGGAGCGGCGATCCCCAGGGATTACGGCTTCTTTATACCAAGCACTCGAAAGAAGAAAAAAAGAAATCGCACACCAACCGGCCCCCTCGGAGGCGAACAATGCCTAAAATTCTAGTTTTTAAGGAGTTCACCTTCTACGCCGCCCACAGTGTGAGTTGCTTTGGAGTCGAACACAAGTGCAACCGAATACACGGGCACACCTACCACCTTAGGGTCACAGTGGGCTCGGACCTTGAGTATCCTTATGAATTCGGCGTTTTGGAGAAAGACTGCTTAGCCATCATTGGGGTGCTGGATCACAGCAACTTGAATGACCACTCGCAGAGGATCGGCGGTGAGCCGACCACCGAAAGATTGGCTACGTGGATATTTGATGAACTGCGAAAGACAGGATGCCCTGTCTTTCGCGTCGAGTTGCGAGAAACTAACACATCAGGAGTGGTGATTGAACAATGAAAATTCTTTTAGACACATCAACGAAGCGAGCTACCGCCGCAGGACTGCCCAATGACCTTGTCATTGGGCAGTTGATAACCCCGCTGACGGGGTTCAAGCGGTGGGCGGAGGTCTTTGCTATCGACAACGGGGCGTTCACTCGATTCGATGCGCAAGCGTTCAGGAACTTGTTGATTCGCGAAACACCCGCATCCCAACAATGCTTATTCGTGTGCTGCCCAGACGTGGTCGGCAATGCCCGACGTACACTAGAGATCTACGAAAGGAAGTACAAGTACATTCCCGTTTCGTGGCAATCTGCGCTGGTAGCTCAGGATGGGCTAGAGGATTTGGAAGTACCTTGGCACGACCTGGACTGTTTGTTTATCGGCGGACGAGATCCGTGGAAAGACTCTCAGTGCGCCCAAGACCTAGTCAAAGCCGCAGTCGTTCTCGGCAAGCACGTTCACATAGGTCGAGTCAACACTCCTGAGCGGTACGAACTGTTCGCGAACCTGGGAGCGCATACTTGTGACGGATCGGGCATCGCTAGGTATCCCGCTGTTAAATTACCCAGTATGCAAGAAGCACATGACAAGTTTGTAGCAAGCTCAACCAAAACCGAAGAAGGGGAGGACGACCATGAATAAGTGCGTCTGTTTGCTTTCAGGCGGAATGGACTCTACTGCGCTGGTTACGAAGCTGGTGCGGGATGGGCTGCATCCTCTGTGCGTCAGTTTTGATTACGGCCAACGACATCGCAAGGAGCTTCGATACGCCACCCGAACGGCGGAGAAGCTCCAACTTCGCCATTTGGTTTTGGAAGCTCCTATTCAGAGTTCTAGTGCCCTAAGGGGACATTCTGACATCCCCGAAAACCTCGAACCTTCGGATTCCGGTCAATCTCCGACCGTGGTTCCGGGTAGGAATCTAGTGTTGGTTTCCTTAGCTATGACGGTCGGCGAAGGTCCGGTTTATCTAGGGTGTAATGCCGACGACGCCGCTGTATATGCGGATTGTCGCCCTAGTTTCATCACCCACCTGTCTCTAGCCACCCAACATGCGTATGGGAGATCCGTAGAGGCTCCTTTCGTGAGTATGACCAAGCGGGATATTTATCGACTCTACCGCGAGTTGGGCTTGAAACCATCGGATTCATGGTCATGCTATAACGGCAGAGGAACTGCGTGCGGAGTGTGTGGTCCTTGCATAGCTATTCAGGAGGCAAAAGAATCGTGGGCAAAATAGGCATAGCCAAGATATTTGAGTCGTTTCAGGGAGAGGGCCAGTTTGCAGGTTCGTACACTTTGTTCATACGAACTTCTGGATGCTCTGTAGGGTGTCCGCAATGCGACACAGACTACCGGAGAACCGGGTGGCTAGACATGGACGCCGTGTCTGAGAGGATGCGACTATTCACAGGTAAATTCTTGTGGGTAACTGGCGGTGAGCCTACCGATTGGCAGGGAGTAGATGCCCTAGCAAAAGTAGCCGTCGCTTGTGGGCTGTTTCCTATAATGGCTACCTCGGGCGTGCGTGCTGTTTCGGATTGTTGGCACACGTATTGCAGCCCCCACAGGCCCGAACAGACTCAACTCAACTTCCACGATCAGATAAATCTCGTACCGGGGCTAAACGGACTGTCGCAGGAGTCCTGTGTTCGGTACTTACAAGAATGGGCGTACACGACAGCCTACATCACCCCACTCCACGGAGACGCCGAGTCCTTGCAAGTCTGCAAGGACTTAGTGCGACAATTCACCAAGAAAGACGTTCGGCTGGGTCATCAGTCACATAAAGTATGGGAGGTCGAATAATGCCCAAGAAAAAAGCCACAACCGAGGCTCCGGCCAAGAAAAAACGCAAGGGTAATCCGCAAAAAGGCTCCGCTTTCGAGCGAGACTTCGCTCGAAAGCTATCCTTATGGTGGAGCGAAGGTAAAGCCGACGACTGGTTCTGGCGGCTTGGTGGCTCGGGAGGCCGAGCCACCAACCGGGCCAAGTCAGGCAGGAACACAGCCAATGGCTACGGGGACATTGCTGCGCAATGTCCCGAAGCGCAGAAGTTGTTGAACATCGTGACCTTTGAACTCAAGCGAGGGTACAACAGCACGACAATCCAAGACCTGATTGACAAGCCCAACGGGCCGAATCAGATGCGGGACTTCATCGAGCAAGCGAAGCGTTCCGCTTCGCTTGCGGGTACTCCGTTTTGGATTCTGGTTCTCAAGAGGGATTTGCGAGAAGAATTGATCGTGACCAACCTGTCGGGCGGCAGCATCGCTGCCTCGATATTTCCTGGGCTACGGCTTGACTTACACTCCGACGAGAATGTTTTCCAAGCGTCTGTTTTTTGGAGCGATTGGAGACGAGATTTCTTCAAAAAAGAGGCGAAGAACCACTACATACTGTATGGAGTTCCACAATGAAAATCCAGCGTAAAGAATTCCTTCGCCACCTAGAGTCCTGCGCCCCCGGCTTGTCCTCTACCGACAATATCGAGCAGTCGGAATGCTTCCTGTTCACGAACGGGAAGGTCTACACGTTCAACGACGAGGTACTGTGCCAACAGGATACCGTAGTCAACTTCCGATGCGCGGCTCCTGCGAAGCCGCTTTTGGAAACCCTGCGAAAGCTGACCGAGGACGAGATTGACATCTCGCTCAAGGACAGCCAGTTGGTCATCAAGTGTGCCAACATCCGGCAGATCAAACTCAACATCCAACTCGATGTCATCCCCCACTACGAGTCGGTGGATGCCCCCGGCGAGTGGTCCGACGTTCCCCCGGTGTTCGCAGACGCATTGGCGATGGCCGCCGATTCGGCGGCCAAAGACTCCGAGGCATGGGAACTGACCTGCGTGGAGCTAAGCTCCCGTGGCCTACAGGCCACGGATGTGTTTCAGGCAGTCCGCTACAAGCTGGACTGCCCCATCAGCAAGCCGACGCTTATCAAGCGTGCGGCTTGCGGTGCGGTCCACGAACTCGGCGTAGCTGCGCTCGCCGAGTCCGCAGGGTGGGTGCATTTCAAAACGTACACCGGACTGCAAGTTGCAGTCCGGGCGTACAGCGGGACGTTGCCGGATCTGTCTGATGCGTTCCGGTCAGAATCGGAGGCGAGCCTCCGATTCCCGAGCAGTCTGCTCGACGCCTTGCAGAAGGCGGCGGCGTTCCTCGCTGATACCGGAACTGGGAAGCAAGCCCAGTTCCGGCTCAAGCCCGGAAAAATAATGGTGCGTGGGCAGAACGAAAGTGGGATTTATGAGGAGGTCCGGGACGTAGAATATGACGGGCCGCCGAAGTGCTTCGGGATCAACCCGAAGCACATCCAGACGTTGCTCAAGCATGACTATCCTGTATCCCTCACGCAATCCGCTCTGCGGATTCGTGGGGAGAATTTTGTGTATCTGACCAGTACGGAGAACATCGTATGAAAGAGCTTAAAAAAGGTGATAGGGTCTGGGTGTTGTGTAAAGTGATTGCACCCTGGGAAAACCTAATGAAAGTGACGGGAAGCAGCGATGAAAACTGGTTTTATGCTGACCAGGATCATTGCCGACCTGTCGAACCGCCTGAATGCCCTCAAGGTTTTCGGCATTTGGAGAAGGGTGAGAGAATCCTTGCCTCCGATATCCCTGTTGTACCTGCGGTACAACAGGCTTGGAATCAGAACGAATTCCGCGACGTTGCCCCTTTTCTGCCGAGCCCCGGAGACAGGGTGCGAGTCGCGGCTGACGGAGGACCATTTATGCGACATTCGGGGACCATCGTAACGGTTAATCCTACATATTGCGAGGTAGTTCTCGATAGAAATGGGCACACCCATGCGATTGATACGGACAGACTCGAACAGATGCGAGAGGCGTACCCCTCCGACACCTGCGAAGCCGAAATCAAAGTCGAAGGGGAAGATACTCCACCGACAACGACAAGCAAGGACTACTACGGCCCGGACATAAGCAAGGTCACTTTCCAGTTCACGCAAACGCCGAACACCCTCGGCACGACGGACCCTTCTGGCGTAGGGTCCGAGGACATCACCATCGATTGTGAATATCAACTCCCTGGTGAGGAGCCGTTTTTCGTCATCCGATCCGATTCGGGGTGGTCGTTTGACGACCCCGAATCGTTCCTCAAGCTCCTACTCTCCGTCAAGGAAGCCGAAGAAAAATGCCGCTGTTCGCTTCCACAAAGCTAACCAAGTCGTTGCCCGTCGTCCCGCTCTGCGGGACGTGTAAGGCCGACCGAAGTTGTCGCCATCCGAAGCAGACTTGGCCGGGTAAACCGGCCAAAGTCGTCTTTGTGGTCGACAAGGCCGGGGATGATGCACCGAACACCCTGCTAGACGGCCAATTTGGCCGTCTAGGGACCGTTTGCAGTCGGGTAGGCGTCACACTTGACGCTTACCCAAAAGTGCCAGCCGCCGCCTGCCCAGGAGCCTCAAACGAGGCTTGGCGGCATTGCCAACCGCTCGTCGCGAGCGAGTTGGCACGCCTCAACCCCGAAGTCGTCATTCCCTACGGTCCGAGGGCTACTCAGTCGGTCATTGGCCGGTACTGGCAGACCCCCGCCGAGCTTTACGACCGGTGGTACGGCGCGGTGATCCCTTGCAGGGATCTCAACGCTTGGATCTGTCCGGTGGGCCTGATGGGCGAGTACAAACGGATGCTCGACGTGTCGAGCATGTTCGAGTACCAACAACTGCGGGATGCGATGCGAATATCGGGCCGCCCGTGGCCCGATGGGTGCGTTCCCTTGGAGAGCCGAATCAAGCAGGTCTACCATGCCCAAGAGATCATTGCCGAACTGGACAAGATCTCCCGGACGGCACAGATTGCGGCGTTCGACTATGAGGCCACCGGGCTAAAGCCCGAATGGGACACCCAACTGATTGTCTCTATGGCGGTCGCTTACGTCGCCGAAGGCGATGTGCATTGCATTTCGTTTCCCGTGTTCGCCGATACGCATGATGCGATTCGGCGATTCTTGGTGTCCGACATCAGGAAGATCGCCGCCAACATGAAGTTCGAGGATCGGTGGAGCCGATCCAAGCTGGGGGTTCAGGTTCGTCGGTGGTGGTGGGACACGATGCAAGCCGCGCATTGGGAGAATCCCAATAGCGGCGTGACGGGCTTGAAGTTTCAGGCGTTTGCGAAGTTGGGCGTGCCCTACTTCGCGGGGGACGTGGAATCATACTTCGAGTCCGAAACAAATTCTCAAAGAAATAAGATACTTTCGGTTCCTTGGCCGAAGCTCCTGACGTATAACGGGATGGATGCCATAGTCGAGCTTCTGCTTGCTTCGCAGCAGATGGTCGAGAATGGCATAATCAAGGAACACTTCGTACCTAGTAAATACCTACCGAGGAAATGATGTCTGAGCAGAAGAAAGAATGGAAAGTCGGAGACGAACTCGCAATCCATCACGGGGGGCGTTACAAGAAGTACAGCATCCTCAAAATCACCAAGATCTCTAAAACAGGCAGAATAACCTTAGGTAACGATTGCTACGTCCTTGATCCAGATTTGAAAATTCGAGGTTTGGGTACTTGGAGTCATACCCACCCATCGGCGTATCCAGTCACGGACGAGTTGCTGCAAGAGAACGCGAGGGGCATCAGTGAAGCCAAAGTCGCAAGAATCTTTAGGCAGTTGCACCAGAGCCTACTTACCGACGAGGAACTGGACCAGATCATCGCCATCAACCAAGCGGCCAACCAGAGGGAGGAAGCCAAACATGCTCACAGACATCAGGCTGACTAACTTTCAGGCTCACCGCGACCGCCATTTGACGTTCGTTCCGAACGTCAACACCATCACAGGCAAAAGCAATTCGGGTAAATCCTCCGTCTTTCGTGCAATCCGGTGGCTTGTGGAACACAAGCCGATCACCGGATTGCAGACGTTCGACGAGCCACACACCGAAGTGACCCTCGCCTCGGATCGAGGCGAGGTCACTCGGTTCAAACACCCGACCGAGGGATACGGCTACAAGGCCGCAGGGCAGACCTTCGTGGCGTGCGCCACGAAGCAACCCTCCGAAGTCCAAGCTACGCTTGGACTCTCGGAGATCAACCTGCAAGGCCAGCACGACGCCCCGTTCTTGCTGACCCTGCCCCCCGGCCAGATGGCAAAGGAACTCAACCGCATTGTGGACTTGTCGATCATCGACAAGGCCAACGCGATGGCAGCGAGCAACGCGACTCGGACCAAGGGCGAACTTTCGGCGATGGAAACCATCGCCGAGAAGCAGCAAGCCGAACTCGACCAGATCGCTTGGTTCCCAAGCGTTCTGGCTCAGTACGAGTCCCTAGTCGTCTACATGCAGGAGTTGCAGCATAAGCAAAATCGATGCACGCTGCTGTCTGACAAGACGCTAGTGGTCGAAGCCTTGTCGCACTCCCTGCAATCATTAGACAAACTGATACTCGACTTGCAAGCCTTGGCCGATCAGGCCAAGGCTTTCGCCGACAAGAAGAATCGCCGAACGGCGATTCTTGCCGCAACTGCCCCCTTGGCCGACGTGTCGGCCAAGATCAGTTTGGTTAATACTGTCGGATCAGGATTAGCGAAACTGAAAAAGCAGGGCGAGCAGATCGCTGCCAAGCGATCCCGCTTGGCAGCGATCCGACCAGTAGCCCAGCAACTAGCCGCCGTCAAGCCCATCCACGGGGACGTGGATGGGCTATTGGCAACAGGCAAGCGACTCGCAGAGTCGCGAGCCAAGCAGTCGAAGTTGGAACGTGTGTTGGATAGCATAGCGGATTGGCAGGGGACTTACCGAGTCGCCTGCCAATCCGTCACCGAGTTAGAAACCGAAATCAAATCAGTGAGGGAAGTATGTCCGACTTGCAAAAAACCCCTTTAGCCGTCCTGTGTTCCGATCTCCACTTGCGGGAGACTGCCCCGAGTGCTAGGGCCGAAAAGGACTGGTACGAGGTCATGGAGAACCATCTCAATGCTTTGGGAGATGCAGCGTACCGTTGTGGGAATGTTCCGATCATCTGCGCAGGTGACGTGTTCGACCGATGGAACCCATCGAGCGAACTCGTCCGATTCGCAATTCAGCACCTACCTGAAATGTGGGCTATTCCCGGTCAGCATGATCTCCGCTACCACGACTATGAGAGTAGGCTCCGAGGAGCCTACGGATGTCTGGTCGCTGCTGGTGTCATTTATGACTTACCCGCAGGCACTTGGGACGGTGGCAGGGACTTGCAAGTGTGGGCGATGCCTTGGGGTCGGTGGGAACCACCGACCGAAGCGGAAAAAAATCCCTTCAACGGCATCGAGCTGCCCTTCAACGGCATCAAGCTGGGAGTCCTCCACAAGTACGCATGGAGCAACCAGTTCAACTGCCACGCCAAGGCCGAGGAGTCGTCTCGTTTCGAGCGACTCTACCCCAACCTCGATGCCATGATTATCGGGGACAACCACATCCCTTGGATGCTCCCCAACGTGATGAACCACGGGGGGTTCATCCCGCAGAACGCCGATCAGAAGTCCCTAGTGCCTCACTATGGACTTCTGATGTCCGATGGGACCATCGAGAGGCATCCCTACGACGTGCCTGAGCCTGTGTGGCTAGAGTCGTGGCAACCGCAGGTCGAGGATGCCAAGGTGGCATCCGAGGTCATCCAAGAGTTGCAAGGTTTGCAACTCTCGGGAGACTCGTTCCTCGAAAACTTGGAGCGTTCAGTCGATGGCGTTTCGCCATCGACTGCCGTGATCCTCCGACAGATGATTACGGATCTCAAACAAAATGGCTGATTATGTCTGCATAATCTGCCAAAATCTGGTCTACCGTATTCCAGAAGTACCGAGCCCAGACGTACAATACATCGCCTGCCCCTACGGTGGGGCAGGCGATAAGCCATGCACACTTAAAGCCAGGAGAACTGATTGTGGAATATGCGGAAATTCAACGGAGATTAGAGTCAGCCAAGACTCAGAAAAGCAAGATGGAGGGGCAGAAGGAGCAACTACTCCACAACCTCAGGGAACTCGGCCACGAATCGGTTGAGTCGGCACAAACGGAAATCCAAGAACTCGAACAGTACATCGCAACCAATGAGCCTGCCTTCAACCAACAGTGTAACGAATTTTTTGCGGCTAACCAATCTGCGATCACCGCTCTCGGCGGCCTCAAGTAAACACAAGGCCGCCGTCATGGCGGTCGAAACCAGCAAGTCGTCGATAGACGACTTGCGAGGGCAATACGAGGCCGCCTTGGCGGCCAAGGAGATTGTCCAACAGGTCAGCATGGAATGCCAAGAGGCTTGCCAGAAACGCATCGGGTACGTTGTTACCCGATGCTTGCAGGCAGTTTTTGGCGACCAAGCATTGTCGTTTCTGCTCGTTTTCGAGCAGAAACGGGGGCAGACAGAAGTGCGCGGCGTCCTAGTCGATGCGGAAGGTCATGAGCTTGACCCCCTCCAATCGTGCGGCGGAGGAATTTTAGACGTGGCAGCTTTCGGCTTGCGGCTCGCTTGCCTCATGCTGCAACGTCCCCAACCCGCTCGGGTTTTGGTTCTGGACGAACCGTTCCGGTTCGTCTCGTCGCACTACCGCAGCAACGTCCGCGCACTTCTGTCTGAACTCTCCCAAGAAATGGGAGTTCAGATTATCATGGTCACGCACATCGAAGAATTCATGGACTTTGAAAACAGATTGGAGATTGAGTAATGGCGCAACTCGAAGGGCGAGAACTTGAGGGGCACGAAGTGCTTGAAAAAGGGGACGTATTCTGGTGTCTTGACGACCCTCCTGACCGTGTTTACGTCGTTGACGTAAATGCGGGGAGAACAGTCGATTCTATGAACGCTCAGTTCCAGCGATACGCTGTCCCGACAACAGCTATTTTCCACAGACCGCCAAACAGATTGGAGATTCAATAATGGCTAGAGTAGTCTACAAATACCCACTGCCTAATTCGCCCCGGCGTTGCGAGATTTTACTGCCTAAGGGCAGTAAAATCTTGCACATTGACCACCGAATGGATGCTCATGGCAATTATCGCTTGTTTCTTTGGGCGGAAACAAACCCCGATTGGGAAGCCTCCGAGGCTCCTACGACTATACGTCGATTCTTTGAGATCCACGGCACAGGTCGGGAAATAGACGAAGTGCCCAACAGCGAGTTGCATCACTGCAAGACGATATTCTATGGTCCGTATGTCTGGCACATCTACGAGCGGGTTTACGAGGCGGGGCATGAGCCGCAGGGAACACCAGCGTGACCAACGACAGATTCGAGTACACCCTGAGGTACGGCAATCACCCAGTTGCCGACGACGTGGCTAAAGCCATGTTCGTCGGCACTGACGCCCCTGCCGGATCTTGGGAGAAGATCGAAGTGATGCGCAGACGCGCAGAACTCGGCCAACCTATTTTCCACGAAAACGACCGATGCGATTGGAACGGCATCGGCATAACCACTCAGAAAGAACATGAGCAAGAACCCTAAGAACCCGCCCACGGCGATCCACGTAAACACTTGGCAACCTGCGTTCCTGAAAGACCTTGCCAAAGCTAGAGCTTTGGGCATGAACATGAGGATCAACCGCAGGATCAAATCCCTAGCAGAAGCCTACGCTTTGCAGCGTAGGCTTCTGAAAAAAGCACAGAGAATGCAGGATGCCAAACGTACTTTCAATGTCCAGGAATTCCACAGAGCCCTGCTCGCTATCGAGCCGGGCGCGTGGGTTTGTGAGTACGACCGCCCGTCCGTGAAAACCCGGACGGTGTCGTTCAAAACCGAGCCTGGGCAGGAGTACGTGCCTCGGCAACCGTTTCCCGGCATCCAGTACCCAGTGCTTCAACGACAAGGCATCTGCCGATACGAAGTCCCTCTCAACCAAAAAGTAATCTGCATCCACCCCAAGGAGTTCTGCAAGTGAACCGACCGCATTTTCTGTGCCTGATGCCTGTGTGGAATCACAGGCACGAAACAACCCAAAACGCACTTAGGTGCTTTTTGGATCAGACCTACAAGAACGCCACGTTGGCGATCATTGATGATCGCCCGAAGGATGCAAGATGCTCCCCAACACAAGAACAGTGGCAAGAATGGAAAAGTCGCAACGTCTATCTACTCAGGCCACAAAACGGAGAGAAGTTCCCAAGCATTGCGGCGAAGTATAACTTCGCCTTGGAGTACATGGGGCCGCACTTCACCCACGTCGCCATCTGGGATGACGACGACGGGTTCACTGAAAACCATCTCGAACATGCGGCGTGGTATTACGGGACCGGGGCCTTGTGGACCTATCCCGACACGGTGTTCACCACCTTCGGTGGTTCACTCAAGGTCGAACCGACCGAAGGTCGGTTCTGGTCAAGCATCACGTTCGACCGGAAGTGCCTAGATCCTTGGGGCGGTCTGTTCCCAGACCGCAAGAACGTAGGCCAAGATCAGATGTTTCTCGGCGAACTCAAGACTCGATTCGGAGACTCCCGAGCAACGCCGAAGCTCTTTACCTATGTCTACAGGTGGGGAGCCGAAGGCGAGCAGCATTGGTCGGGCTTGTCAAGAGGATTCGATTGCGAATCCTCTTGGGATACTTGCCCACACAGCGTGTCGGGCAAGCCATTGGTAGCCGTCTATGACGAGTTCTATGTTAGGACTCGCCGAGAGATCGAGGCGTATTATGGGAGAGAGATCCCCCCTACAACACCCACCCCGGACTGGATTCGATTGGGATAGGACTAGCCGCAGTTGCCTGCGGCTTCGTCCTTCTCGGCCTTCGCAATCGATCTTTGCACAACCAGCTTGACAGCCGGTCGGAAGAACAAGCCACCAAGATTCCTCTTGGTGGCTTCTTCGTTTAGCCAATCCAAGATCGTCTCGATGTTGTCCCTACACCATTGAGGGCCTTGCAAGTCCATCGCCTTTGCTCTTGCGTTGCAAGAGCAAGTGGGCGAAGCCTCGATGCCGATCTTCTTGAGCCAGCCTTTGAGGTTGGTCCCGCAACCGCAAGGATTACCATCCTTGTCGGTTTTGGGCCAAGGCTTCGTCTCGTCCTTCGGACGATCCTCAGGCACTCGACTCAGTACGGTCATACCGTACTGAGCATCGTTATGCTCGGCGACAAACCATTCTGGGTTGTCGGCCATGAATGCCTTGATGGCCCACCAAAGGCCCTTGGTGTTGCCTTCTCCGACAAGCCCGTACAAGGCGGTGTCGTGGACCATGATCCGCTTGCGGATCATGGGGGCGTATGTAGTCAGTTCCAGTTGAAGGCGTTCGCCGGTGTGCCGAGTGTCGAGGAACAGGAAGTCGGCTTCGGGGATCTCGCCTACAGGCTCGGTCAGATCGGCGATGGTGACCGTGTAGCTAAGCGGTCGGCCTTGATGGATCTTGACATGCTCTTGGAGGATGCCCAAGAGGCTGTCCGATTCTTCCTGCCAAGAGAACAGTTCGGCAGCCTGCTTGCAGGCTGCCTTGTCGCAGGTTCCCTTGTTGCACTTGCCTTTGCAGACTTTGCGACCCAAAGCAGCGAGCAGGAAAGCGGAGCTTTCCCGCCGCTTGGTGATCTCGACTGCGACATCGCAGTCGAGAGTCCAACGCATGAATGCGTTGATATGTTGGTCCAAGTCGCGGGGGTTCCTGAGGAGAAACTCGGCCACTTGGCCGAGGTTCTCGACTCCAACTGGCAAAGGAAGCCCGAGGTTTGAGGTTCCGATGGCGTCGGCTTGTGGTTGCGTCGGCGCGACGTAAGGCGAGAACGCCTTAGGATCGGCGGCGATCACATCGTACCGCTGTTGCGGTACTTTGACTTCATCCACGAAGTGCTTGCGAATCGGCTCTCGGTCGAGGCCGAGTTCGTCGTACCCGAGAAGGTAGTTCCGGATCTTGCCCTCCATCGTCAGCGGGTACTTCGGCCCACCGACTCTCCCGAATCGGTGTACCCACTTGAGGAACGGAAGGCACATTGCCTTCCGTCCTGCGTTTCGGTACTTCCGATGGATGTAGCATTCCTCGCCCCCGAACATTCGGAAGTCGGGATTGAACCCTAGCCAATGCTCTTTCGACGAGCAAAAGAGTCCCAGCCCTTGGGCTGGGATCTCGAATGGCGGGTCGTTCGAGTCGATCCCGGCTACCTTGTAGCCGCGAGCCATCAAAGCCTTTTCGTGGCCCGGCCACGGAATATCCGTGGCGATCCACTCCCCAAGGCCCTCTGGATGCAGACGACGCATCAGGACGGTCTGGGAGGGGGATTCGGACGTTACGACTACCGCGCCGTCTGGATGCTTCCAGGCGGTCGCCCAAGCCCCTTCCATTTGATCTCGGAACATGCACTCGAAGTGGGTGGCAACGTAGTTCAGGCCATCGTAGAGCAGGGGGCCGGTGAACAGATTCTTCTGCATCTCGGGGTCGGAGTTCCGAAGGAACTCCTTGAGCTTGTGCAAGCCGTTGGCTTGCACAAGGACGTGAGGGTCGGTGACTAGGACGTACTGACCCTCGGCCTCTTGAAAAAGCCGCTCTCGGGTCTGCGTAGTGCCCTTGGATTCGGTAAATGGAATGTACCGAATCCGCTCGTTGTGTGCGATCCCCTGCACAAATTCCCGTGTGGTCTTGCCGTGTTCGCCGTCTGGATTGTTGTCCAGAACGATGAATTCACAGTCCGAGGCATCCTGCAAAAGTCGGTGGGCTTGGATCGAGAAGTAAACGCCGTCGAAGTCGTCGTAGGTCGCCATCGCGACCGTCAAAAATGGTTTCGTCATTTGGGTTCCCGCTAGAGAAAAGAGACACCCTGATTCTACAGGGTGTCTCTTGGCTTGCAAATTTTAGGGACTGACGCAGTTGAGGGTGGCTACGTCACCCTCAAATGCGGGTGGGTTCGCAGGGGTCGGGCAGTTGCAAGGAGATGCACAAGCCTCCATTAGAGTCCACGTCGACCCATCAAGCGACTGATACGTACACTCGGCCCCGACACAGGGAGCCGGGCCGGATGTGGTCGTAGTGGTCGTGGTTGTGGTCGTAGTCGTCGTGGTGGGCTGCGCGGGGCAACCTGCGGAGCAGGATTGCCCCTGCGCCCAGTTCTTGGAGAAACTACCCGGTGGCGTGAAACCGTCGACGGAGCAAGACGCTTCGAGGGTGTCGTCTATACAGTATTGGAATACTCCGTACTGGTAGATACAGCACCTTCCGCGAGGGGCTTGGGTGGTAGTTGGTAAGCAGTTGGCTTGCGCACAAGTCTGTCCTGAGTACCACGAACTGCCTTGGTAGTAGTCACAGTACGATTTCGAGACGTTCTGTTCACACAGCACTGAGGGCGACCCGGCGTTGGGTCGGCAGCACGCTCCATATTGCTGGGTTGTTGTAGGCGGAACAGTGGGTGGGCATGTGATGCTCACACAGGTGACGCCTTCCCCTTGGAACGTACCTCGGTACGTTCGACAAGCGGCAAACGACACGAACTCGCAACCCCCGTTGAAGCAGCAAGCCCCCGGACCGGGGGTCGTGGTGGACGTGGTGGTTGAGGGGCCTGCGGTTGTGGTCGGGACGACCGAACCGCAGGCGTACCGGCGAAGATCACAGTCAGACTCACTGGCCGTTGGTGGGTATGCGGGGCATGGGCATGTAGTTGGACAAGGATCGTCGATCTTTGTCCAACCGCCTGTTCCGTTCCCTTTGAACGCGCAGTATTTGTCACAGGGTTGGGTGGTACAGCACTCGCAGTACGGCGTCCCGCCGGGCGGGGTGTACGTGCATGTGGTTTCTAACACATCGCAGATGTTATTGGGGGGAGTCTGCGGTGTGGCGCATCGGCAGCACCCGCCAAAGTCGGAGTCGTAATTACCCTCAGACGGTGGGTACACTCCATCAGCACAGGAACACAGCGATGGGTAAGGGACACACTGAGAGGCGGTCTGAAAGTTTGTCCAAACTAAGGCAGATCCATATCCATTACTATACGTCGCAAACCACCTACAGGCCCCTCGGCAACCTGTGCATGTGTTTGGGTATACAGTCGTTGGTAGGTAGGGTACGCAAGTACCCACGGCTATAGATCCGCAAGGAGGGAAAGTGCCACTTCCGCTAGGGGCCAGTGTCGCGTTGCAGTAGCACCCGTTCTGACAATCCGATATGTAAACAGGCCCACCTCCGCTCCCGCTAGATCCCCTGTTCGTCCAGATAAAGCTACAACTTTGGCCGCAGTTTGCGGGGGTTCTCGTCGTAGTTGTGCTTGTCGTTGTGGTCGTGCTTCCACATACGCACACCCTACCCGATCTCCAATCGAAGCATTGGTTCGGACCTGTAGTCGTCGTCGGGCACGCAGGCGTGCCCGAGGCCGCCCCTCCGGGCCTACAGAGAGTGCGAACGCACTCTCCTGATGTGGCGGGGCAGTAAGTCGGAGGCTCGCAACCGCAAGGCGGTTGCGTGCTTGTGGGCCGTGGGGTCGGGGACGATGTAGTGCTGGTTGTAGTCCCAACCAAATCTCCGATATGTGAAAGTTCGCAGGCATCACAGGGAGGCCCCGCTACACACGATGTCTCGTACAAGTACATCCCATCAGACGGACTCAGAGATACGCCGTTTTGGTTTTCCGAAGCATCGAAGAACAACCACGGAGCAGGCGGGTTTGCGGGACGCAAACCCGGCCCACATTGTTGACACACTCGCCAATTCGCCAACCATTTCTCGTTGTCATATTGGATGATCTGGTCGGAATCTGGTTTGTTGCTCCAGAACCATTGCTGGTCGGTCAGAGAGAATGCTCGGTAGACAGCCTTACCCTCGGTGTACAGGGTGGCGTTCATGGAACAAGGGTTCCTTCCGCAAGGGCTGTCGTGTACCACGACAGGCCCGTTGGGATCGGGGTCGATAGAATCTATCGACCCTCGGGGGAACAATGGGAAGTCCCCGGTCGGGCAATCTTGGCAGACGATCCAACCGGCGGCGTATCCCTTGACGGTAGCAGCTCGGTACGTCCCGGACACGGGCGATCCGAGCAGGCCGTTGGCGATGTTGCAAGTCTGGGGACCGTCAATGGGTCCGCCCGTGGTCGTGGTGGTCGTAGGGCCGGGCGTCGTGGTCACTACGTACACGCACCTGCTGTCGATCTCCCCGTTGAGGTAGAAGCAGGGATCACCCGCTCCGAAGCAACTGCAAGGAGGCCCACACGTCGTGCCGATGACTTGGTACACATAGCCCGTACTCGGCGCAGGCGGCCACGAAGTGGTTCCGCCCGGCGCGGGGGTAGTGGCGGCCACACACCTGAGTCGACATCTCACAGACTCGCATGGAACTACAGGAGCGGCGGTCGTCGTGGATGTCGTAGTCGAGGTCGTTGTGGTCGAGGTAGTCGTTGTGGTCGTAGTCGTCGTTGTGGTATTGGCACACCCGCCGACTGGCGACTTCCAAGCAAATCCTCCGCCCGTCGCCTCCCCGGCGATGAAGATGCACTCCCCTTGGCAGAGAGGGTCGACGGCGACAGCGTTGGGTGTGGCTGTCGTTGTGGTGGCCGTCGATTCGGAGACTAGCTCAGGTCGTTCGTTCGTCCAAGTGCCGTTCTTGTGTCGCCACACTTGAACGAAGTCATTGCCGACTCGGAAGTAGTGATTACGGACTTCAATACGGAATGGAATCCCAGTCGGATCTAGCACCGGTACGAGCTTGTCCAGATCGTCATCCGATCTGTACAAGCAGCACCTAGCAAGACCCGGCCTGACTGAGCCGTCTGATAGCCGGGTCGCCGCAGGCAACCCGGTTTCACAGGGGGGCAACGCCCAATAGACATCAGGCGCAGCTAGGTACTGGCCCTGCGATGCGGGGAGCATCGCAGGGGGCGGGGCCGCTTTGGATTCCCCGTGGAGATTGTCTAGTACCCTACGATCTTTCTCGGTCAGAACGTAATGCTTGTTGTCCATCAGACAGGGGCCGCTGTTATGTGTAGGAGAGCCGTGGCTCTGGTGCATTTAGCAAACAAAGGGCCTTTGAATTGGCCGAACATCATTCTATCGGGTCCAATGGTTCCTACCATTTTTTCGGAATCCCAGATTTCGATCACGTTTCGACGTTGCTCTTGGGCAAATGAATCGGCCAAGTCGGCCTTTGGCGATAGTTGGGGCATCTTATGCCCCAACACGACTTCGCATTTGTCGAGGTCCAACCCAGGAATCACAATGGCTGTCGGACTCCCCGGCTGAACGCGAAGCGTCAGTTGGGTGCATGTTCCTCTGCCCGTGGGGGTTAATCGGTCGTAGGCCCACCTGACATCGGTAGTAGCTCCGGTGTCCCACTCCAGGTAGTGCGCGTGCAGGACGACCGTGAAACGGTCGTCCGCTTTGGGGGAGCCTACAGTGCGGAAAACTTGTTCTTCTTGCTTGTTGCCCATGTTAGTTGATTGAGGTTGGAATTCCGAGAAGTAGTAAATTGGATTCGTGGGCGATCTCGCGCATTTGAATCAGCGGACCCTCCGGGTCGCTTTCGCCGGGATTTAGATTCACGCCGAACACATCTTCGATGTACGGGTTTCGGGTCGGGTTGGCTGGCCTTCCTGACTTGTTCAAGATAACAGGTCCAGAATTTTCGCCTAGTTTATCTTTCTGTATGGCGAAATCGGTGGGGAATACCGGGGCTGTGTTCGGCAGAAGCGTTTTCATGCCTACGGCTGGGATGAATTTGTTGAATGTCTCTAGGTTCGTCTCAAACGTGTAACTGATCTTGTAGTAGTAGAAACAACTCCCATACAAAACCCGCTCCCACTTCGCATCGACAAACCGAACGCACCGCTTCGGGAATCCCCAAAGCGGAGCATCGTTGAGTTTGTTGAGCAGCATCGTAATCAAACTCAGCGGCAAGATCGCTGAGTTGAAAGAAATCGTCACTGTGGGGAAGCTAATCTTTTCTTCGACTTCGGGTCCGAGCATCTGCTCATAATTGACGTGATGCAGCGGCGTGCCGAAGCGATCCGTTTTCATCTCGCGACTCACATGCGTGAAGTCGCCCGAGATGTTGTAGGGCTCCAACAGTGGGTTGTCGATCTGGGTGTCGTTGCACCTTATCATAGGCTTGGTTGTGAACTTGTTGGTCACAATCCAACTCTGGCAAGGTTCCCCTTCCTGCAAGTCCTGGTGGACCGATATAGACAAGTCAGGCGTACAAAATGCCCAAGGGTCGTAGTCGTTGTCCAAACTGTAGGCAGAGCCCACAGGGAACAACAGGTTGACGGTCTGCAAGACCGTCTCGGGTCCGTCCAAATAGTCGCTTGTTCTCAGGAGCCAAGACAGGTTGTAGGTGCGATGCCCTTCTTCGTCTCGGGTCATCGACTGACTGCGCAAACCGACGAGTGTGGTCACCATTACGGGGTCGCTCCTGGACCTGCTACACTAGCAGGCTGTAGTGTCACTTGCGGCGCGCCTCGCAGCGCGTTGTAAATCAGATTCAACAGGTTGTTTGTCTGTTGCTGGGCAGCAAGCTGCGGGTTGGCCTTCGGAGTCGCCATGCGACCCGCCTGTTCGGCCAGCAGCTTGCTGTAGTCGGACCCAGTGGCCGACATCGCCTCGGTCACTTTGTTGTCCGAGGCTCCCGCTCCGAAGCTCCCGAAGCCGGGGCCTGAGTAAGCCGCAGCGTCGGGTAATTCGGGGGCCTTCGGGGGCGCAGGCATCTTAGGTGTGTCGAACTTCAATCCCGTCAGTTCAGGCGTACTGGCTTGGAATCCTTCCAAGCCAGTTTGCATGTTGGCAAATTCACTTTCTAACACGCCTTTGACACCTTCCAACAACCCTTTGTCAAGGGTTGTTTGGATGTCTTGGGTCATGGCAGCGGCGGCTGCGTCGATGCCCATGCCTTCAACCAGAACGTCATACAACGCGCCTGGGTCGAACAAGTTCTCCCAGACTCGCGACATGAACGAACCAAACTTCTTCCACTTATCTTCGAGCCAAGTGAAGATTTTGATGAAGCCTGAAACCATAGCTTCGTAGATACGCCCGTCGAACAACGAATACCAAGTATCGACAAGCCACGTTGAGAACACAACCATGAGGCGAGCCACAGCCCTAAAGGCGACCGAAGCATTGTTGAGCATCGCTCCGAAGAATCGCATAGTCAGGTCCATCATGTCGGGTATGATGGTACTCCAATTAGCCAGAAGCCACTTGCTGATGACCATCCAGTTATGGCCGAAGTTGTACAGAAACCCTGTCGCAGAATCAAAGAACCATGCGACCGTGGCGTACAAATTTAGGAATGCGTCGTAGACCGATCCCGGCCCCCAAATCTGGGCGGCTATGTAGGCGACGGCAAGACCGGCGGCTACTGCTCCGGCTACGATTAAAGCGAAGGGACTTGTGACTATGCTGACCAGCAACGAGATGCCCATAGCCAATGCGCGGAACACAAAGACGATTCGATTGAGCATCGAGAACACTGACTGGCTCCACCACATTAGACTAGCCATCGCAAAGCCGACAGCGTGGAAAGCCAACGCCGCCACGAACACGTTCTTGGCGATATTGACCATTCTCGCAGCCATCTGCTGTCCGGCTGGGGTCTGTAGATACTTCTCGAACATTTTCAAATAGCCAATGGCCGACTTCAAAGCCTTAATGAGATCTTTCTCAAGCGAGGCTATGAACCCTATCTTCAAGTTCTGTACAGTCTCTTTAAGTTGGTTACGAAGGCCGGGAAGTGTGTTCGCCATGATCTTCTGCATGTTGGCGAATCTTCCGCCTGCGGAAGTTTCCATCCTGAGAGCTTCGGTGACTTGATCGGCTGAGATCGCACCAGCTTCCATGAGCTTTCGCAGTTCGAGCATTGACTTACCAGTCACTCGACTCATAGTCTCCAAAGGGTTAAAACCCTGCTCAGTCAACTGTCGCAGTTCGTTCCCCTGCAACCTACCGTTGGCGGTGATCTGGGACATAGCAAAAGAAAGCCTGTCGAACCGAAGCTCACTGCCCCCGGCAACATCACCGAGCATCTTCATGTGTTCCAGCGCGGACTTCGCCGAGAGTCCATACGACATCATGTTCCGAGTGGCCTCGGTCAGCCCAAGCCGAGTAAACGAAGTTTTCTCGGCGTGGTCTTTGATCTCGGCCATGACAACAGATGCGGCCTGGGCATTCCCTGTGAATGCGTACAGCCCCGCCTCGGCCATCTTTATATTGCCATACAGATCCAACATCCCCTGACCAGAGGAAACCAACGCTCGTATTGCATTGGCGTGCATGTAGATGTCAGCGCGGGACGTAAGGCCCGATCCCAGACCACCGCCACCTCCCATTTGACCGAAACCACCTCCGCGACCTCCGCGAGCTTGAGCCGACGCGCTGGCTCGTATTTGAGTAGAGACTACCCTACCTGCTTCTCGGATGGCTGCTGATCCCATTTGGGAAGCCCCTCGTATGGCTGTCGAAGCTACCTGCCCGGCAGATCGGATGCCAGTAGAGATGACACCTGCGGCGGATCTCCCTAAATTCGACACGGTTCTACCAAAGGTGGCGAACATACTACTGGCTGCTCTAGCAGTGGCCGCATAGCCTTGCACAGCAGACCTTATGGCTTGGCTTGCGATCTGCCCAGCAGATCGAATGGCTTGGCTAGTTACTTGCCCAGCAGACCGAATAGCACCCGAAACAATCTGACCCACAGATCGAATAGCTTGACCCGCCACTTGACCCGCAGATCTTATGGCTTGGCTAGCTACTTGTCCAGCAGATCGAATAGCTTGACTGACTAATTGAGCAGATGCTCGTATCCCCGCAGAGACGACCTGCCCGACGACCCGCAAAGTCGCCGTGACCATCGCTAGTGTACTAACCACGGCTCGGAACGCAGAGGAGATTATCATAGCCGAGGATCGAACTATGTTGGCTGCGCTTCTAAACCCCGCCACCGTCGCATTGGATATAGATCTGAACACCGAGGAGATCGCAGGCATCGTCGACATAAACGCCGTCCGAATGATCGACCCCATACCACGTATCGAGTGAGTCAGTACATTCCCGGTTTGTGTAACTGCCACGCTCAGAAACTTGAACATACTCTGAACGGAATTAGAAAGGTGCGGTGCGCTGCTTTTGATTGCGTCGGATATGCTTTTAGCTACGCTGGCTCCGGCGGCAACTATCACAGCCCCCGTGCTAGGCCCCCCGCCCCCCGAAAGACCGGG